AGTTCGCTAGATCCTAGAAACCAGTCCCACATTTCGCGGGCTTGGGCTTCGTCTTTGTATTGAATGTCTGCGGCCGCGCCTGTCGCGTGTACGGATAACTGCGGGGGGTTTGCGTTGTTACGCATATTGCGCAAAACATAAGTACCTAAACACTTGGTTTTCCAACGTCGGGCGCATAGATCGACTAGACGACGGATACCGGGGGTTTCTTTACCTGCGTCGTATGACGGGTAATAAGGGTATTTTCTCACGGTGTCGGCGGGTCCTTGGGGCGGTCCTTTAACCCGTTACCGGCTAACACGCCCAAGAGGCCCCCGGTGAGTGTCGCGAGCATTGGCGACAACACGGCCCACGCACTTTTGTCATTTTCCGATACTTCCATAGGTTGCGTAATAAATAAAAGTCCGAACAAAAGAGAGCAAATAGACAACACGAACGCAATGGTTAAACCCATGGCGACGGTCATTACTATGCGGGCTTTTATTTCCTCATTTGTTAAACGTTCCCTAGGCACAACGGCCCCCCCCTATTTGCGTTTGTGTACCGATAGTTTCGGGCGCTTTGTTTTTTATGCGTTCACAATTTACGCGTGTGCGTTCTAGGCAACCCGTAAGCGTTACGGCGAGCAGGCTAATTAGGGCTAAGCGTTTTAGCATTAACTTTGTCCTGTTCCATTTGGGCAAGTTCATCAGCGTTCATGTCTCGCTCAATGGTTTCGCCTGTCTCGGCATTGTGAATGGTTATTTTGCTCATGGTTTCCTGTATCCGTAAACGGTGATAGTGCCTGTAATTGTCGAGCCCGAGTCTTGTGTTATTTGCAGACCATCATAAGTTGAGGCTGAAACATCTACAAAACCATGGGTTGTTGAACCGGCGTAATTTGAAAAGTTATGTGTTGCTTGGGCAATAAATGTTTTTCGCGTTGCTGACCTAGGAAACGATAAATCGATAACAGATGTGCATTCAACTGCGCCAGACGAAATGATTATAGGGAAATGAGTAGCCGAGCCTGCGGCCCATTGGCTCGGCGCTGCGTTGTAGAAGTACACAGTCCCACCATAGAAATAATTTGCAGTTGCTATCGGGGATCCACTAGCACGAAAACGAAACAGAGTAGTGCCTGTTAAATTGCAATTTGTTGTGGTAATTACCACTTTGTAACTGTCAAATGTTGTGGTAAAAACATTATCTAACGCAATTGTTGTATTGGTTGCCGTTACTGAACCAACATACACCAGCCCTGAATTGGCCAAGAAGGTATTGGTGTCGCTCGCTGTAAGCACCTCACCAGTCGTAAAAGTCTTTATAGCCATGTTTAGTATCCTAATCTATTGCTGTTTAATTTGCCGAAGGTCGTACTATTTAAAATAAGGTAGGCGTTTAGATCAGCCCCCGACAGATAGTAAGTGTATAAAGCCCCATTGGGGGTAGCCGACATAGTGACGCCTTCAATAAGACATTGGTAAGTCGTGCCTCGAAACGCTACGGCTACCTGCGTCCCGGCGCTTAAAATAATAGAACTACTAGCGCCAATTTTATCTAACTGGAACGACGCCTGCGCTTCGGCCATACACGTTATTGAACTAATAGCGAACCTAGCGGTTCCATAGTTACCTAGTAAATAGTTGGCGTAGTCGGTCGCTTGGGCGGTACTGGCGTTAATAGTGTTTGTTTGGTACCCGCGATACGGGACCGTAGCGCCTGACTTGGTGACAGTAGCCGCGCCGAAACTTTCAGGCGTCACGGTGACCTGCGTATAAAAGTTGTCGGCCAAACTGTCAAAAGTAATTGAATTGTAAACTTGGTTAGTTGCGTCGTTAGTTGTGTCTGAAAAGTTAATCGTAGAAACATTGCTATTAAATGGGCTAACTATTGTTGTTGCGTTGCCAAACTCTCTAATACGGGCGTTAGTGGTTTGGCACACTCGCGCTACCCAGTCGCCCCAAGTGCTACTAACCGTTGTACCTGCGATTAATGGCGCGCCCGTAGTGCTAGTCCATGAAAGCGTTAAACCCGTTTGGGTGTTTGCGTTAGTTATTTGGTTTGTGATTGTGTCGGCGGCCATAACGTAGTTGTTACCGTTCATACGGCCAAAACGGGCGAACCCGCCTTCCCCGCTTACTGTGGCGTAATCGGCTTGGCCAACGCCACCGCCAAACGGTATCCCGTAATCCACCACGACGTCTGTAACGAAACCAACCCAAATAATCTCAGGCGTAACTACCCCGGTATCGTTTTCTATTTTCATGTAACTACCCGCAACTAGCGCGGCTACGGGCGAAACATAACCCGTTGGGTAACGCAAAACAATAGAAGCCGTACCCGCTTTAACTTGGTCTAGTTGTGCCTGTCTGCCAATACTAAAATTAACGTTCTGAACGTTTGTTAAAGCCGTCCAACCTACGGCTACGGGATCAGGCGAAACATATACGCTATATTCCTGTAAAGCCATGGCTAAAAAATATTGCTTACTCGAATAGGAACCGAACCGTTTTGGCGCATATAGGTACGCAACGCCGCTACCACCGCGTTAGGGTCGCCACCGTTTACGTTTATATTTACGTTGGTAGTTCCCATATTGCCCATGCGATCGAGCGGTATTACGGCTTCGGGGCCTTTCTCGCCTATTAGGGCTAATGTGGCGCTATTGACAATACCGCCTGCGGCCATGGCGGGGATCGTGTCAAAACGCGACTTATCCGCGCCCGACGGGCCTCTACCTTCGGGACCGATAACGGGTCCAAAAGAAACCTTAGAAAGCGAAGCAATGTCCTTGCCGGGCTTGACTAGGTTTATGCCACGAATGACAACGTTTATAGCGGTAATCCATGCGTTAGTCATAAATTCAAAATAGGACGCTATGCCGTTTACGACGTTGCGTACAACGTTACGGAATGTTTCAAACTTGTTATAGGCCACGACGACGCCCGCAACCAGTAACGCAATTCCCGCCGCAATAGCCGAAAACGGGTTTAGGGCCATAGCAATATTTACGGCCGTAATCGCTAACGCTACGCCACCAATAGCGCCCGCAATAGCGACAAAAGCGCCGGGGTTATCTTGTGCCCACGCCCCGAACTTTTGAAGGAAAGGTAACGCCGCTTCAATAACTGGTAATAGCGCGGTGCCTATGCTTTCTTTTGTTTCGGTCATAGCAATGCCTAAACGTTTAAATTGTCCCGCCGTTGTGTTGGCGGCCGTTGTGGCAGATCCGCTAAACGTGGTACTTAGTTTGGCCATTACTTCATCAAGAGACGCGCCACCTTTTACCATTTCGCGTACGGCAGGGTCCAACTTGGCTAACGCGGTTAGGTTGCCACCGTAACCCCGTTCTAGGGCCTTGGTAACGGTTTCAAGAGAGACGCCCTTAGCGGCGCTTATGTCCATGGCAAGGCCCGCGGCCTTTTGGGCTTTCTCAACTGATCCCGTAGCGCGGGCTAATCCTGCCAATGCGGGCCGTAGTTCGTCGTCGGTAAAACCTAATAGTTGGCCTTGTTTAGTTATCCATGTTTCTGTTGCGTCTATCGCTTTATCTGTCGCCCCGGTAGACGTTCTTAGTGTTCTTGCTAGTTCGGCTTGGCTAGCGGCGTCCTCAATAGCGGCCTTGGTGGCGTCGCCCAACGCAACGGCTAAACCACCAATAGCGGCGGCGGCAGGTACGGCCGCTTTTTTTACGGCGTAAGCACTTTTAGCGCCGACGCCTTCCAGTTGGGAAAATTCTTTTTTGGCCTTATCGAAACCCTTTGTATCTAGGGACGAAATAATAGGAATGTTGATCGCCATTAGTCGCGCCTTTCGATCCGTAGTTTCTTGTTCATTATCTCACTAACACGGTCCAAAATGGCCGATACTTCCCGTTCTACTTCGGGCATGACGGCCCCAACGGCGGGCGCTAATGCGCGGGGCGCTTGGGGGTTTTGTTGTTTCCCTTGGGTTATTAGGTTTTGTACGAATTGGCTACTTCCGTTTACGCCCGCATGATCCCATATAGCGCCTGCGGCGTCTTTTTGTTGGGCGGTCAATAGCGAGAACGGGCGGGCTTTGTAGTCCACGGTTTGCGTATAGGCACCCGGTACGGCGTTGCCGTCTAGATACAACGGGCGTGTAAACGTTACGGAACGTTCTTTACTTCCCCGTTTTGCTACAAGTGTTTTTACACCATTAGAAACGTTTTTAAGATTAAACGTAGTTTCGGCGCGGCCTTTAATAATTGAACCGCGGGCCATACCCGTTAGCGGGTAGTCCGTTGGGATCATGGAACGGGCGCTAGTAACGATTAGGTTTCCTGCGCCGCCTTGAATGTCCTTAGTTATTTGACGACGGTACGACGGGTCAAAGTCGTTTAGTTCTTTTAGCGTTTCTTGAATACCGAAAACTTGTAGGTCACTTGCGACGGGCATTCTTAGCCTGCTTGTCTAACACGTCGATAACTGTTGCCATGTCGCGCGTATCTATCGGTATATGCGGCGGCCAGTAGCCCGTAACTACCAGTATTTCGGCTAGTTGGCGGGAATAGGTCCCGCTTGCGTAGGGTTTGTGGGTTCATTGTCCACCACTTCTAATAATGTAATTGTTTTGGCGTAATCGTCCATAGATACGGGAACTGTAAGGCCCGCAAGTTTTGACGCCTCATACGCAAAAAATGTTAGATCCTCGTAACCGATACCGTTTGCTAAGTCGGAAGCGCGTTTTTTGTATTTGCGTTCCCACATAATCATTATGTAAAGGTTTGTTTTTACGTCGGCGGTTTCGCCGTTGCGTTCTACTCGAATTGTTATGTTCATGTCGGGGCCTTTCGGTTACGGTGTGACGTCCTCGGTGTAGACGCCCCCATGGAACGTCACCGAGGTAGTGCTTAACTCGCCCATGGCGAAAGAATGTGGTAGTTCGGCCAAGAACGCGCCCGTAAGAGTAAAACCGGGGTTGGTGGCGCTATCTGTACCTACGGCGGGTTTTACAACGACGGTAGTAGTTGTGCCTACAAGCGCCTTCAATGTTGCGTAGGTTTCGGTAGCGGCATAAGACATATACAAGTCGAGAGTTACCTCATGGTCGCCTAACCCCTTAACGTACTTGTTGTCTACATCACCGAACGCGGTGGCTGTAAGTTCGGCGTAGCGTTGGGTAAACGTGGCCGAAGTACATTGGTCCGACAGATCGACGCTATTAACGGTTACTACGGGGTTCGATAAAATTGTGCTTGTGGGCATGGTGTTTATTCCTCGGTTTCGGTTGTGGTTTTGACTTTACTAGGTTTCGGGGCTTTTGTGGGGGAAGGTTCACCAATGAACCCGCCCGCGATTAGTGCGGCGAT